ACTGGTCGGAATTGCCAGCAGCCCACATAGCGGCTTGCTGGTCCTTCGGCTCAATTTGTTGTTGGGCAAGTTTCCCAATCACATTTGCCTCGACCCACTGCCCGAACTCACGGTCTCCGCTGTGCATCGCCCGGCCTTCATTCAGCGCCGCTCCATATGCCAACCAGCCCTCAATCGTGTCTGTCTCGCCAGACGCAACACGCCCTAGGGCGCGCTGCGCATCATCCGCAAGGTGCCACAGGCGCATGGCGTTTTCATTGTGGCCTCTGCCAATATCGTCTTGGGGTGGTGAGTTCATTTTTTTGCCCTTCATGTTTGGGCTATACCTTGCGCGGATTATCCGCATGGTGTTATGCAGGGTATAGCGCTTTGACACCGCTATCTTGCGCCATCACCGGCACAAGATCAAGCCCCGCCAGTTAAATCAGGCGGGGCTTTTTAATCCCTAGATCGGGCACCCATCGTCGTCGCCATCACCGAACGGCGCTTCGGGCTGGGCAGTTTTTGCCTTTGCGGTCGCAGCCACAGTGACGTCAGTGTCATCGTCAGGCGTCACCCTGTATGTCATTTCGATGCCGCCCTGCTTCACAATTTGCAGCAAGATTTGATCGACAGCAGCCCCCAGGCTGTATCCGCGCTCACTCGCGAACTTGTTCAGGAATGATTTTGAGGTCGGAGAGATGAAGGCGCGCACCTCCATTTTATTACATTTTGTTACGGCCACTTTATCAATACCTCCAGTGTTTTTCCATCTACATTACAGACACTATACAGATGAACTGTAGAGTGCAAGCCTTAATTTTGTAAGACTCCTGCAACATGACCAGAAATCCAATGTAAATTAACTGAAGCGCAGTGGGTAGTTCATTGTAAGCCCTTGGCGCATTCATTGTAAATATTATGGTGCTTTGCTGTAATTTATCCCTCCAATGCCTATCGCTAGGCGCGGTTTGGGCGCAAATAGTCCGGCGTAAGGTCTTGAAATCGTTAACAAATGGCACCCGAATGCCTAGATGCCTAAGGTTTTGAGAAAAAGACACCCGACCATCTATGCGATACATCTACACAGAGTCGACAGCGGTCGCGTCACGAGGCAACGTGTGTGCGCCGATATATAGGCATGCCCTCTCTCTCTCTCTCTTTTATTAAAAAATATATATATAAATAAGGGGGTTACGCCCTGAAAATCAAAGCCTAAGGGGGTGCCTAAACAGCAAAAAACGATAGGCACCGATAGGCATCGCGGTTTGCAGGAAGATTCATGCGCGCCGCGTAAAATATCCTCTTGCTTTGACGTGCTACAAATGCAATAAGTGATTGCACAGTAGGCAAGGAAGGAACCGTTAAATGTATAAAATTGATAAAAACGTGCCTCGACCAGCTAAGACGGGGGCGGGAATACGTAAGTATCCGTTTAGAGATATGGCTGTTGGGGATAGCGTTCTTTTTGAAGACGAGCCAGCCGGTTCGCAGTCCGCCCCCGGAACCGCCGCTAGGCAATACGGTTTGCGCAATGGTGTTAAATTCAGGTGCTGGATTGAAGGCAGTGGCGTTCGCGTTTGGCGCATAGCATGACGCAAAAAATATGCTATGCCTCGACAGGCGCGGCTAGGTTATGCAGACCGAACGCCGATCCTCCCAGCGGCTGCCGCGCCACCACACACCGGGATAGGGAACACGCGAGGCACCCCGAATGATTTCAAACGCGTTCCAAGTCGCCCCAGACATCGCCACTCAGAACGAACGTGCCATCGCGGCGCTGATGGTCGCGACTCGCTGCCGCGAACTGGCCCCGCATGTCCCACCGCGGCGGCCGCCGCCGCCGCCGCCTGTTAAAACGGCCAAGCCCAAGGCCACGGAGAAAATAATGCGCGCCCGGATCGAAGCCATCAAAACGCTGGCAGAGACCGGCATGACAACAATGCCGATCGCGCTGAAGCTCGATCTACCTGCTCAGACGGTGCGACACGCGGCGCGGGTCGGCGGTCTCGAGCTGACCAATCGCATTCAGCAGCGCAAAAATAGGATCGAATACGTCCAGAGAAATATGGATGATCCCAATATCGAGATTGCCAGGGCCCTAGGCATAGCGGTCAGAACGGTCAGCAAAATGAAATCAGAGGTCAGAAAAGCAGACCGCGCAGAGGGGGAATAGTGGGCAAGGGCGACAAGCGCGGCAAAAATCACAAATTGCGGCTGCCAGCGATAAATCCGGCGCCGCGCCGCACTCGCTCCGGTAGGATCAGCCGCGCGGGCGACACAGTGGCCGCACATACGGCGATTGACGCTAGGATCAGGCATTTTGGCGGCAACCGCACCCGAGATGCACTTAAGGCTGCTACGGGGCCGCACATGGGGCACCAGCTTGGCATGGTCGCAGAACGGGAGATCGGCACCCCGCAGGAGGTCAACCGGCTCTGGACGGTGTTCCGGGAATGGTGTTCGGCAGAATATAAATACCGGGCCATCTATCTCGGCCTGTCCGAATTCGCCAAGTGCGCGGCGATTATGACGGCACCGGATCGCACCGACAGCGAGGGCAGCACATACGACAACAGGAGCGAGGATGATCGCGCCCACGGCGTCAAGGCGATGTGGGCATCGTGGCAGAAACATATCCAGGCACTCTCCCGGCAGGATCAAATTGCACTGCGGGCCGCGCGGCTGACGCCTGATGTTCTATGGCGTGATGCCAAGCCCACGCGGCGCGGCCATCAAGCATTAAGCGCGCTGCGGCGGTTTGCGCGGGTTGTGGAGGATGGAACGTGAATGTCAGGATGGAAAGGCAAGTGACGCTCGACGGCACCGGCCTCGGCAACGGCGACGGCTACGGCGGCGGCGGCGGCTTTGCCACCGGCGACGGCGACGGCTACGGCTACGGCTACGGATTCGAAAACGGCGATGGCTACGGCACCTGCGGCGGCTTCGGCTACGGCACCGGAGACGGCGATGGCGATGGACTTTTTTGAAAATCAATAAAAGAGTGCCCACACCGGGCCAAATGGAGAGACAAATGGATTTTGACAATATCACAATGGGACAGGCAAAAGAGATCGCGGGTTTGCTCAACGGAACTCCGCTCGCGACCACCGCCAATCACGGGATTTGCATTGTGGTCGCAGATCGCGGGCACGTTTGGGTCGGATTAACCCGCGATGACGGCGATTACACGATGATTTACGATGCCCGGATTGTGCGCCGCTGGGGAACCGAACGGGGTCTGAGTCAGCTTGCCAACGAAGGCCCTCTGCCGAACACCAAACTGGACGATTCTGCGACGGTAAAGGTGGCGCGCCGCGCTGTTATTGCGATTATTCCCTGCTGTGAGGCCGCATGGAAAGGCAAGTGACGCTCGACGGCGGCGGCTACGGCACCGGCTACGGCTACGGAAACGGCGCGGGCTACGGCACCGGAGACGGCGACGGCTACGGCGACGGCTACGGCTACGGCACCGGCGGCGGCTACGGCGCAGGCGACGGCTACGGCTACGGCTACAGCACCGGCGGCGGCTACGGCACCGGCCAAGGCGACGCCTAAATACGTCAGCGGATACAGGCCAGTTGACAATTCCGCCAAATAGCGGCAGATTGGCAAAATCGAAGTATCGCGCCCGGCCCCCACAGGTCCGGGCGTTTTGCGTTGGGGGGTAATCAGTCGGCAAATTTTCCCGAGTATAAAACGATCCCGACATCTGATCTTGTGCCCTACGCCCGCAACAGCAGGACGCATAGTGAGGCGCAAGTTGCCAAGATCTCCGCCAGCATCAATCGCACGCTCATACGCCGTTCGGAGGCTGTTCAATGCCAAAGACCAAACCGTCCCACGAGCCGACTGACGCCACGCGGCAAACGGTCCAGCTGCACACCACAGCCGGGACCGACCAAGAAACCCTTGCCCGCGTTCTGGGCATAGATTCCAAAACGCTCCGCAAACATTACCGCGACGAACTAGACCTTGGCCAATGCAAGGCCAACGCCACTATATGTGGGGATCTGTTCAAAAAGGCTAGGGGCGGAGACACGACAGCGATGATTTTTTGGCTGAAAACGCGCGCTGGCTGGAGGGAAACGAGTGCTGTTGACCATACGAGCAGTGACGGAAGCATGACACCCAAGCCCGCCATTAACCTGACAGCCCTGTCGGACGAGGAGCTTGCCCAGCTTGAACGCATTACCGACAAGGCACGAAATACGGAGGGAATGGGCGAGGCGTAGCACTCTCGGGTTTACGCGGTTTCTGTTCCCGATGCGCGAGGGGTTGGAGTTCATAGAGGGGCCGCACCATGCGGTTTTAGGCAATGCGCTGGATCGTGTAATTGATGGCGAGATCAGCCGTTTGATCGTGACCATGCCTCCCGGCTACACAAAAACGGCGATGGCTGTGGTTAATTTCATCGCGCGCGGCTTTTCGATCAACCCGGCGGCGCGGTTCATTCATGCGACATTTTCGGACGATTTGGCCCGAGATAACAGCGACCAAATCAAAACTTTGATCGAATTGCCAGAGTTTGCGGAACTGCAGACGGTCACGATCAGCCGCGACACCAGCGCCAAGGATCGTTGGAAAACGGACCAAGGCGGGGGAATGCTGGCGAAAGCTGCGGGCGGCCCGATCACCGGGTTCCGGGCTGGCTACATGGATAAGAGCAGATTCACGGGCGCACTCGTTGTTGACGATCCTCTCAAGCCGGACGACGCATTCTCTCCAGCCCGCCGCGCCGCGGTGAACAAGCGCGCGACGAATACATTCCGAAGCCGCCTGGCGCATGACGGGGTGCCGATCGTCGTCATCATGCAGCGGCTGCACTCGGATGATTTCGCGGGCCACCTGCTGACAGGGGGCACCGGCGACAATTGGCACCACCTTGACCTGCCAGTCATGATTGAACGCGGCCAGACGTATCCGCCGGAATGGACGCACGGCATCCCGATTGAACACGCTATTCCGGAAGGCCCGCTCTGGCCGGAGAAACACAGCGCGGCGGAAATCGAGGTTATCAAGGCCGACGCTTACACGTTCGCCAGTCAATACATGCAGCGCCCGGTGTCAATCGAGGGCGCGATGTTCGATATGTCGGGGTTTGGCTGGTGGACCGAACTGCCTGAAATCGACTGGTTCGGGATGTATGCCGACACGGCGATGAAAACGGGCGAGCGAAACGATTACAGCGTTTTCCAGCTTTGGGGCAAGGCAAAGCGCGGCAAGGGCATTTATCTCGTGGATCAGGCGCGGGGCAAATGGGAAGCCCCAGAACTTGAGCGGACGGGTCTCGCGTTCTGGGCCAAGCACCGGGATGCAGGGCGTCAGGTGCGGGGCCTGAAGGTTGAAGACAAAGCGTCAGGCACCGGGCTTATCCAGTCGCTCAAGCGGCAGGGTGTTCCTGTCTCGGGGATTCAGCGCGACAGGGACAAATTCACACGCGGCATGGACGCGGCGCCATGGATTGCGACGGGCATGGTTCACCTCCCGAAGGACGAGCCGTGGACGCCCGCGCTTAGATCCGAATTGCAGATGTTCGACGGGGTCGGCACAGGGCACGATGACCAGGTTGACCCGCTCATGGATGCCATTGCCGATATGCTGGGCGGCCCGCAATTCACCTATGAGGGTTTTCTTTGATGGGCTATTTCGACGGATTCCGAAACCTCGTGGCTAACCTCGGCACTAGCAGGGACAAGGCAGCGCAAGGGGGTTATTTCCTAAATTTGCGGGATTGGCAATCGCTTGAGGCGGCTTATAGAACGTCACCGATGGCCCGCAAAATCGTAGATATCCCTGCAGAGGATGCAGGTCGTGAATGGCGCGAATGGCAGGCGGAGGCCGATCAGATCGGCGCAATCGAGGCGGAGGAAAAGCGGTTAGGGCTGCAAGGAAAGCTGATCCGGGCGCACAAGGCGGCGCGGCTCTACGGCGGCGCGGCAATCTACGTCGGCACACGGGACACGAACCCGGAATTGCCGCTGAACCCGCAATCAGTCCAGCGCGGCGGCGTGCAGTATCTCACGGTTCTGAGTCGGTTGGAATTGTCTGAGGGCGAGATTCAGAACGACCCGCGTGAACCGGGATTTGGGCTGCCGTCCTATTACACAATGTCCGCTGGCAACGCGGCACTGGTGCGGATTCACCCATCTCGACTTGTCGTTATTACTGGCAGGGATGTGCCATCCCGCAGCGTCACAGCGCAGGATAGCTGGGGCGACAGCGTATTGCAGTCGGCGCTTGACACTATCCTGGCCGAGGACGGAATACAGGCGAATATCGCGGCACTGGTGCATGAGGCCAAAGTTGATGTTCTCAGCATCCCTGATCTGGCCGGACAGATGCAGCGCGGCGGCGATGTCTACACTCAGCAGTTGACGGCCCGGCTGCTATTGGCGGCGCAACTCAAGGGCACCAACGGGATGTTGGTGCTGGATGACAAGGAAAGCTACGAGCAAAAGTCGGCGCAATTCGCCACGCTGCCGGATATTTTGGATAGGTTCCGGCAGAAGGTGAGCGCGGCGGCGCAAATCCCGATGACGCTCCTTTATGGCACATCACCGGCGGGCATGAATGCCACGGGCGCAAGTGACATCCGGCAATATTACGACCGAGTGAAAACGATCCAGTCGCTTGAGATCGAACCGGCAATGGAGATCCTTGATGAGTGCCTGATCCGGTCGGCCATCGGAGATCGGCCCGTGGAAATCCACTACAACTGGCGCTCGCTTTGGCAGCCGACAGCCAAAGAAACTGCTGAAGTGGGCAAGCTAATCAGCGAAACCATGAAAACGGCATATGACATGCGCGCGCTGCCCGACGATGTGATTGGCCGGGCGCTGGTAAATGGGCTGACAGAGTGCGGCGCATTCCCCGGCCTTGAGGGATATGCCGCTGAGTATTTCGCAGAGAACGGCGACGGCGATCCAGATGACGTGGAAATTGGCGGGCCGGGCGAGAGCGAAAACGCCAACGTCAGCGATGCGTCACCGCGAACTCTCTACGTCCGACGCGACGTTCTGAACGCTGACGAGATCATTTCCTGGGCGAAGGGTCAAGGCTTCAAGATGACGATACCGGCCGACGACATGCACGTCACTATCGCGTTCAGCCGCGAGGCAGTGGACTGGATGAAAACTGGCGAGGCATGGCAGGAGCGGATCGAGTTAGGCACTGGTGGCGCGCGCCTGATGGAGAGGTTCGGGGACGCGCGTGTCTTGTTGTTCAATTCGTCTGAACTGGCGTGGCGCCATGAGGAGATCAAGCGCACAGGTGCGACCTGGGATCATCCGGAATATCAGCCGCACATCACGATCAGCTATGACGCCGCTGCACCCGACCTCGATCAGATCGAGCCATACAAAGGCAAGATCATCCTTGGGCCTGAGATTTTCGAGGAGGTGAATCCGAAATGGATGGAAGGGGTAAGAGAAACATGACCCGCTTCATTGATACGATGACGATGGACGGCGCGTTGCGTCAGACCGATGACGGCTGGGTCGCGCAGGCGCGCGTGGCCCGTGGAGGCAACGTGCAATCCTACATCGGCGCTGATGTCGGCATGGCTGACCGCGCCGTGGTGCGCGTCTACCGGCCCGCTGAGGATGTTTTCGCCCGACAGGCGATCGCGACATACGCGCGCAAGCCGATCACGCTAGGCCACCCGGACGGCGGCGTTTCTGCCGAGACATGGAAGGACCTAGCCGTGGGCGAGATTGACCGCGACGTGATGAGGGATGGCGAGTTCGTCAGTGTGCCGCTCTTGTTCAGGGACGCCACGGCGATTGCTGCGCTGCAAGAGGACGGCGCACCGCGCCAGCTATCCATGGGCTATGACGCCTCGATCACGTTCGAGGATGGCGTCACGCCGGATGGCGAGAATTACGACGCTCTGATGAGCGAATTCAGAATGAACCACGTCGCCGTCGTCCCGACCGCACGCGGCGGTTCAGAACTGCGCATCGGAGACGACGGTGCGGACGCGCGATGGGGCGCTTCCCCTATCATCCTCGACCGAAAGGACGTTGAAATGGCAAATGAAGCCAATCGCACGGTCCAAATCGACGGCCTCTCCGTCGTGACGACTGACGCAGGCGCGCAGGCGCTTGAAAAGCTGACAAAGGCGCTGGCCGACAAGGATTCGGCGATGACCGACGCGGCAACGCAACACGCCAATGCCATCGCGGCGAAGGATGCCGAGATTGCCAAGTTGGAAGCGGCCAAGGATGCCGCAGAGGGCAGGGTGCTGACCGATGCCGACCTTGACAAGCGCGTGGCGGATCGTGCCGAACTGCTGGGCACGGCTAATTTGCTTGCCAAGGACATTGAGACCAAGGGCCTGAGCGATGCGGCGATCCGAAGGGCTGTCGTGGCAAAGTTGCTGGGCGATGGCGCGATCAATGATCGTTCCGAGGCCTACGTCGACGCGCGGTTCGACATCCTAGCCGAAGACGCCGCCAAAGGGGATCAATTCGCGGATGCGATGCGCATTGGCGTGACCCCGACAGCACCCGGCACCGAGGCTGACAGGGCATATGCCGACAACCTCAGCTATCTGTCGTCCGCATATCGCGGCGATGCTGAAAAGAAGGGGGCCTGACAAATGGCTGTCCAAAGCACCTACCTCGACAACATGGCGGCTGCCTACGCGGGCATGATCGCCAATACAGAACCGAACCTGCTGATCTCTAGGACGGTCGAGACATCTGGCGGCATCGGGTTTGCGGTTCCTGTTATTCAGGGCACCGCTGACGACGAGTGCGACGATATTGCGGCAAGCAGCGATACGATCATCGGTATCACGGTGCGGGATCATTCCACCGAATCCGACACGTTCGTCCAGTATGACAGCGCGCTACTCATGCGCAAAGGCGTCCTCTGGGTTACCGTCACCGATGCCGGTGGCGTCGATGCCGGTGATGCCGTTTGGGTTCTGGTCTCAAACGGCACGTTCTCGAACGCCGACGCCGGGTCCGATGGTTCAATTCGGATCAACGATGCTCGGTGGGAATCCACTGCGGCCAACGCGGCTCTCGCCAAGATCCGCTTCGACCTCGACGGCGGCTGCACCGCTGGCGCCAGCTAAGGAGGCTGATCGATGAATATGACCACACAGCAGTTCGGAGACGCCATGCAGGCGTCCCTGGGCTTTGCGCGGAAACAGACCTCACACATCGAGGCTGGCGTCTACGCGTTCCGTTATCCCGAACTCAATTATGCCGAATTAGTGCCCGTCGATACGTCGGCAGGCGAGTTCGCAAAGTCCGTCACCTACTATTCGATGGACGGGGCGGGTTCTGCTCGCTGGCTCAACGGCAACGGCAAAGACGTGCCGGTCGTTGGCTTGCAAATGGAACAGCACGAAACGGCGGTTCACTCCGCTGGAATCGGCTATTCCTACGGCTACGAGGAGGTAAACCAAGCGCGAATGCTTGGCATTGCCCTCGACGGCGAAAAGGCCCGCATCGCGCGCCGTGCCTATGAGGAAATGGTTTACGACGTGGCCCTTAACGGGGATGCGGAGAAAAACTTTGAGGGCCTCTACAGCTACAGCGGCGTGCCTGCGGCGGCGGTTGCCGCTGATGGCACATCGTCGGCTACCACATGGGCCAGCAAGACGCCGGATTTGATCATTCGGGACGTAAATGCGCTTCTAACCGGCATCGTGACGGCGACGAAGGAAACCGAACTTGCCGACACGCTGATCCTGCCCACGGAGCGGTTCAATACGATTGCATCCACGCGACTGACGGACACGAACATGACAATTCTGGAGTTCATCCAGAAGGCCAATGTTTACACGGCGCAAACGGGGCAACCGTTGATGATGCGGGGCAAGCGGGGCCTTCTCACCAAAGGGGGGTCCAGCACGGCGCGCATGATCGCCTATCGCCGCGCGCCGGACGTGCTCAAGCTGCATGTCCCCATGGCGCATAAGTTCTTTCCGGTTCAGATCGAGGGCTTCCAGTTCACGATCCCCGGTATGTTCCGGCTGGGCGGTCTCGATGTTCGCCTGCCCAAGGCGATCTCATACGGTGATGGCATCTAAACCAATCTGCGGGACCAGTTCGCTCTGGTCCCGCACACCACGAGACTGAGGAAACCCGATGATACTAACGAACACCACAAAGAGCGATTTAGGCATCTGCGAGGGCTACGTCGCCCCGGCAGGCGGATCAATCGACATTCCCGATGATGTGCTGACATCAGCCAAGGCGTCGCCAGTGGTTGCCGGTTGGATCGTCGACGGATGGATTGTTTCAGCCGCGCACTTGCCCGATGATGGTATGGCGGCGCTCAAGGCCGAGGCCGATAGGCTGGGCATCGAATACGGCGGGCGGATTGGCGCGGATACATTGCGCGAGCGCATCGCCGCAGCACGGCGCGACGAATGACCACTTACAGCGCCGATCTGACCGGATGGCGGGCACACGCCGCAGCGCGCGGCGACAGCGCACCCACTGACGCGACGGACGCCTTGGCTGGGGCTGCACTGCAGCGGGGCGCGGATTACATCCGGTCGAGATACGTGGCGCGCATGGCAGTCGGGACGGACACGACCGACGCACGTATCACAGAGGCCATTTATATCGCATCCAACCAAGAACTTGCGTCGCCGGGGTTCTGGAACGCGACCTATACGCCGTCTCAAATCAAGATTTTGACACGGGTTGACAACATCCAATGGACGCCAGCAGCAGGGGCCGACGCCTCTGGGCCTGACATGCAGCGCCCGATGAGTGCGGCAATTGAGGATCTACTTTACGCGCTGATGGTTCCGCGAATTGGCACGATGGTGGTATGATGACCCAATTGCGGTTTCCGGCTATGGCATCCCGCGCGGATGTGCTGATCTCCATGGCGCGTCAATTCGGATGGCGTTCCGGCGCTGAG